GATTTGAAGGATAAACAAAAAAGCCACCCTGAAAGCTAGCTTCAATATGCTGATTTAACAGGTAAAATTTGGTGGCCCCTGCTGGGCTTGAACCAGCGACCAAGCGATTATGAGTCCCAATTCGAAGTGAGTTAAATCAGTAAGTTACTGATTTTCCATGTTTTCTCTAGACTGAATAGTGATGAAAAGTGGCATATAGCGTTGTGATCTGCTGCCACTTTGCTGCCAAATTTATTATAGGCTTTAACCATCTATGCTCTGTTACTTAAAAAACTATGGATTCCATAAGCTTTTACTAAAAAAGTTTCCTTTATTATAAAGGATGGATATTATTTGTTCATGCATACTTATCGCTTTTCATTTTTTATTGAAAAAGTAAAATAATCCAGTTGTAGATAAAAAGATTAATACTGATGAAAATATAACCTTAACATAAGGCCATGCAGCTGCAGCTACAGGTGTTTTATCTCCTGCAAATGTTAAAGCTAAAAATGCCAAGACACATAAGAAACCAAATCCAGCCGCATTTTTTAAATTAAGTTTTAGGCAAAGCTCCTGCGAAACTGTATATAAGTCAAAGCCTTTATCGATTGAAGGGGGGGTGTCATCAAAAGATTCATTCTTTATTGGTAGTTCATTTTTTTTGTTGGTTATTTGATATGTTAAAAAATTTGAGTGTTTGAAAAATGGTACTGTTTTTATATTTAGGGGAACAAAAATATCATCATATTGTACTGATGATTCAACAGGATTGCAGTGAGCAATAACTACATCATCTGGAGTAGAGTTAAGGAGGAGTTTATATTTACTATCGTTTGGGTTGGCTATTCTTATATTTAGCGTGTATCTCTCTCCATGATAAACTTCATAGTAACAACCTTTGCTTTGATGATTGTATTTTGGTTTTACAGCAATACCTTTCGAATTGTAGATTCCATCGATATTGAAAAAAATCAAGTCAGGAAATGATTTTCTAACGTCTTCTATTCTTGATTTCCAGTTGCTATATTTATCCTCTTCTGAACATTCAATATATTTTAAGAATCGTGATTTGTCTCCTGCGTTGACAATCTTAGCATCAATGAAATCATCCAAAATCATTCTGACATGATAAAGCTCAGTCATTTCACTCCAATCAAAAGCTATAATTTTAGCTCGTCTAATGGATTTGTGAATTAAATCATCATTTCCATCATTGTTATTTTGAGTGAAAAATATATAAACATCATTACCTATCATGGATTTACGTTGCTGGTAAATTTGAGGATCAATGTATTTCTTTTTATATCGAAAATGTACAGTATCACCATTCTGTAGACTCAGAGTTTTAAAGATATCTGCTTTATATTGCTCTCTGGAATCAGAACTAAAAGCTGCGATTATTTTCATAAGATGACCTCGCCTAATAAGCATTCCCAACGAAATTTTTCTATCTTATAAACTTCTAGATCATCCCTACTTATTCCATCCCTTTTAACCTTATCAGTCCAGCGATTATGCGGTAAAACTTTTGCAGCTAAATGCCAACCTGCGCCCCTTAATGATGCACCTGTTTCTGTAGTCAATGTATAGGTGATTATTTTCTTGCCACCCATCATCTTCCATATAGAGCCGCACCTGCTTATTAAAAATGAACAAGTTCCTTTTGGAGCTTCACTAATGACACATAAACGTGTTATTTCTGCTGTAACTCCGTCCATGTAAGTTGCGGAAACCGGATTTCCAACTATCGCGACACCTACCATTTCACCAGTAATGTTTTGATATGCAGCAATAGCCCAGCGTCCCGTATTTCTTGATGTCGCTCTATGGTGCCTGTGGTGAGAGGAAATAAATTCATTTGCTTTTTTTATTGTTATTGGTCGGACAGAGATAACTTTTGCCACATCTTTCACCTTATATTTTGGCAGCTTAAAATATGAAATTAATTGTGTATCAGATCTCAATGGTGTTCAACAACTTATTTATAATTGATTTATAGGGTTGAGATATATTGCTTCTGATAAATGGTCCGGAGCAAAGTGCGCATAACGCATAGTAACCTTGATGTCTGTGTGTCCTAAAATCCGCTGAAGCACAAGAATATTGCCTCCGTTCATCATGAAATGAGATGCGAAGGTGTGGCGTAAAACATGCGTCATCTGTCCTGCTGGAGTCTCAAGGCCAGCGCGTTGCATGGCCTTTCTAAAAGCTGAGTAACAAGGTTTAAAGAGCAGTTGCGCTTTTCTGCTGGATGGCAAATCAGCCTGTAATTTTTCAGTTATCGGCACCGCGCGGTTTTTCTTGCCTTTAGTTTTTACGTAGATGATCTGACCGGTGCGGATTTGGTTTCCCTTTAAGCCTTCTGCCTCACTCCATCGTGCACCTGTTGCTAGGCAGATTTTAACAATGGTCGTCAGATCCTTAGATCGGCTATTCTCACATTCGGCGAGGAGCGTTCTAATTTCCTCAATGGTGAGATATGCCATCTCCGATTCACTGATTTTAAATTCTCGAACGTTTTCTAACGGGTTCGGTGCGGTCCATTCATCTAACCGGCGTAGCTCGTTAAACATCGCCCTGAAATACGCCAGCTCTAAATTCACCGTTCGCGGCGTAACCGTCTTCACTCGGTTGGATCGGGTGATCTTGCCGCTTAACCGCTGCTCGCGATAAGACGCAAAAATTTTCGCGTTAAACTCAGTTGCGAGTGGGTTTCCCATCGCCTCGCAAGCGAATGCCATTGTGGTTCGCCGCTTCTCACCATCCGCCAACGTAATGCCATGCGTGTTGAACCACAGTTCAACCAGCTCAATCACCCGCCGCTTATCTGCTTTCTCTCCCAGCCAGGGCTTATCTTGAGCCTGCTCTTTTACGAACTTCTCATAGGACTGTGCTTCGCCCTTCGTCGCAAACTGGCGGCGAATCCTTTTGCCGTCTCGGCCGTTCGGGAACACCTGAGCTTGCCATTTTCCGTTGGGTAATTTGTTTATGGCCATGCTTAGCCTTTAAAAATATTCGGTTCGAGTGATCACTTTGCCTAAAACAAAGATGTCACTGGATTGGCACTCAAATGACGACTTCCCGTTCTCGACACGTACTCTTCCACCCGGAAAACGCACTAACTCGCGAATGCTCACTAATTTATCGATCTCGATAAGCCACAGCCCATCAACTATCTCGCCTTCGTAGGTATCAACCAAGTATGTGCTTCTGTCAGCGTTGACCACAAACGGGGCATTTAGACCTTCAGGAAGTGAACCTTTATCCAGAATGAAATCATCCATGGGTTCTAAAATTCCATTTGAGATTTTTTTCTGTGTCGCAATCACAACACGAGATTCTTCAACTTCCATAAAGCGTGCGCCTTTGCCTGTAGTCAGCCAGGTTAGCGATGCCCCCGTTTCCATATGGCAGATGATCACCCAATCTGCTGGGAAAGTATCGCGTGCTGAACGGTTAGCTAACGTGCTTTGTGACACGCCCAAATGAGCGCATAGCGCCTGACGACTACTGAATCCGTAAGCCTCAACCAAGCGCAAAATAGTATCTTTTCCGCCCCGGTTGCTCTCTACCGCTTCACGAACCACTTTTGCTTCATGGCGATTTGTGTTTTCTTTGGTTGACATATCCGTTTTGTGATCCTATTCTTCGGTCTGTAATGAGATGAATAGCGTTTAATAGTGATACCTAATACCTAAACCGAGGAATACTGCATCATGACCCGTAAACTTTCAATGCGCCCATCAATCAATCTCGTGATTTCGGAACCCTACATTACCGTAGACGAGTTCTGCCGCCGCACTGGTTACAAGGAAGGCACCGTACGCCAGATGTACCGCGAGAACCGCCTGCCCATCAGGAAGAAAGAAGGCGTTAACGGTCTCATCGAGATCAACATGGTTGCTCTCACTATCGAAGCCGCTGCTGGCTGCGAAATCACAATGCAGGCTTGATACATCCATATTGGGATAGCAAAAGGGATTTATCATGTTTGATTTTCGTGTCTCCATACATAGCCATTTTGATGATGCGTGCCGGGCGTTTGCACTGAAGCACAACATCATTCAGTTAGCTAACAAGGGCGGGCTGAATCCTCAGACCATCCGTAACAAACTCAACCCGGAACAGGTTCACCAGTTAACCGTTCGTGAAATGCTGCTACTGACCGATCTGACCGAAGACGCAACGCTGATTGACGGCGCGCTGGCGCAGCTGCACTGCCTGCCATGCGTACCTATTAACGAAATGGCGCAGGAGAATCTACCTGCTTATGTACTGAAAGCCACTGCCGAAGTAGGGCAGTTAGCTGCGGGCGTAGTGAGCCAGGAGCAATTAACAGCATCCTGCCGCCGTGGTCTGG